TGGAGCTTAAACGTATCTACAGTTTTAAGACGTAGATATATAGGTTTAACTAAAGGCAATATAATGGCCGGATAATGACAAAAGCATTAATAAATATCGTAAATGGATATAGTGCGCAATTAGAGCCAAAAATTGACGCTCAGCGAACTATTAACATGTACGTAATATCGTCACCAGGGGGGAAGGTAGAAAAGTGCCTAGCGCCAATGCCTGGCATTAAATTAGCGGCAGTTATTAATAATTTTGGCACTAATACACGACAAACATTTTCATTTGAAGATAATATGTATGTTGTTTGTAATAATAAAATATATTCAGTAGATAAAACATTAGCGGTTAGTTTGCTTGGTACTATTGGAACATCTTCTGGGTATGTAGGAATAACCGCAAATTCTGCTAGACAAATTATATTTATAGATGGCGATAAAGGATATCTATATGATTTACCCACAACAACGTTTTCCCAAATAACAGCAGCCGGATTTCCAGACAAACCAGAAACTGTGACATTTCTTGACGGTTATTTTATTATAACGGTAAACGCATCAAACAAATTTCATATATCTGGTTTAAATGATGGAAATACATGGGACGCATTAAAATTTGCTGAATTTGTTAGTAAACCAAATAATATTATTGCATCTGCTATTTTACATAGAAGATTATTCTTATTTGGAACTACTGGAACTGAAATATGGTACGATGCCGGAGGAACAGATTTTCCATTAAGTAGAGATAATAATTTATTATTAGAATATGGTTGCGCGGCTAGAGGAAGTGTGGCGGTAGGATATCAAAAACTATTTTGGTTGGCAGGTGATGAAAATGGAGTGGGTTCAGTAATGATGACCGATGGAACACAACCCATGCCAATTAGTACGCCAGAAGTAGATTATGTTATTCAAAAATATTCAAATCCATCTGATGCGGTTTCGCTAATTTATAAAATAAATGGGCACATATTTTATGAATTAAGTTTCCAACAGGACAATCATACATGGATTTATGATGCTACAGCTAATCTGTGGCATGAAGGATCGACATTATCTGGTGATCGTAAAATAGCTTCTTGTCATACATTTTTTAACAATAAGCATTATATTGGCTCGCGAAATTCTGCAAAAATATATGAATTATCAGCAAGTTATTATGATGATGATGGAGAAGCTATATTAAGAGAAAGAATTTGCGGTCATTTTGCTGATCCGCATATGCGATTAATTAGAATAACTAGATTTAACTTAGATGTTATTCCTGGAATTGCAAATATAATTAATAGCGAATATGAAGACCCAACTATATGGTTAAGTTTTTCAAAAGACGGCGGAAAAACATATTCAAATGAAATTCCTCAATCAATGGGTAGAATAGGAGAAAGATTAAAAAGAATAATTTGGCGAAGACTTGGAGTCGCTAGAGACTGGATATTTAGAATTAGATTTTATGGAAAAAATCCATTTTATATTTTAAATGCATCAATTGATTATGAGGTGACGGGTAGATAATATGGCCGCACCAAAATTAAATCCAGCTCCAGTGTATGATAGCGTTTTAACTGCAGCTAACAAATTAACTACACCGTGGCAGTCATGGATTAATTCTATTGATATTGAGTTATCGTACGTACATGGCGTTACAGGTGACATCCAAACACAATTAAACGGAAAAGAACCATCGATAACTAATGGTTTAACCACACAATATTGGCGCGGAGATAAAACTTTTCATACTTTAGATACTAGTGTTGTTCCTGAAAATACTAATCTTTATTTTACTACAGCAAGGGCAAGGGATTCTATTTCAGCAACGTTGCCAGTTAATTATGACAATACTACTGGAATAATAAGCTATCAAACTAGAAGCTTTTTTTCTCCAGCAGAGACCGCGGCAAATTTTAATAACAGAAGAAGCCGTACTGTTTCCGGAAGCGGATCGTTTAGGTTTAATTTTTTCGTTCCCAATGACTTTAATTTATTGGTTTCTGCTTATGTAATAGGATATCCAACTGCTGGTGCTGCCGGACCAGGTAAAAATATAGATATAAATGTTGAATATACGACAACAGCAGGATCATTATTTAACCAATTTTCTGCATCTGATACTACGTCTATTTATGATTTGACAGGATTAACTAATAGACAATTTAGATTACCTATAACTAATTTGTTAATAAATTTAGCTCCAAGTACAGAGGGAGGAATCTTGGTAACACATAATGCCATAGGAGGAGATATAGATTATATTGGTGTATTGGTGGTGTATAATTAATGAACACATATTTTTATACAAGAGAAATTGTTAATGATCAATGGAATATAAATAATCCCAATAGAAGGGATGAAAGTGGAAATCAAATTTTTCTTTCTAGCGAAATAGAAAATTTATTTCCAACATATATGTTTAAATTATATTGCAATAATGAAGATGTTTGTATTTGTTTTGATAATAAATTGACAATTAATGAAAAAAATTTGTTAGATACATGTATATCTAATCATAAAAATAATATTTAGAGGTTGTATGCTGGAAAGAAATGATGAATATTCTATAAAATTAGCCGAATTAAAATTATTACTACAAAAACAAAAAGAGATTTGTAATAGCGTAGATAATAAAATAATATCTATTACAAATATAAATAATTATGAACAATGTTCTTCAGAATTAGAAAAAAACGCCATTTCTTCTTTAGAGGTTATAATTTCAAATAGCAAACAATCTTTAGAACAAATTATTTGGGAATAAGTGAGGTAGATTATGGGTATATTTGATACATTATTTGGGGGTGGTCAGTCACGGGCATATCGTGATATGGTAAATGCATATAATCAAGCTATGGCAGCAAATCAGGGAGCATTTAATCGATCAACTGGATATATGCAGCCATTTTTAAATGCTGGACAAAGTGGGCTAACAAATTATCAAAATGCATTAAGTGCGATGGCTAATCCACAACAATATTATCAACAACTAATGTCTGGGTACTCCATATCACCACAAGCACAATTCCAGCAACAACAGGCAATGACGGCGGCCAATCAAGCTGCTGCAGCAAGTGGTATGCTTGGTAGTGGACAAGAACAAAAAGCAATGGCCGATTATACACAACAACTTGTTAACAGAGATCAACAGCAATGGCTAGAAAACATGTTGGGAATTAATAATAAATATTTAAGTGGTGAGGCGGATTTAGGGCAATTAGGATTTGCAGCAGGAAGACAAATGGGTGATTGGTCAATGCAATCTGGAGAAGATCTTTCTAAATTATTAGAAGGAAGGGGGCAGGCTCAGGCTGGTATGGATTTATCGAATTCATCAATATTGCAAAATATTTTAGGGATGGGCGGAAATTTTTTAAGAGGAGGATTGGGTAGTAATGGGTTAGGAAAAATTCCAACTGAAGGATTTTGGGGTGGCGGATTACATGCGCTATTTCCATTTAAATAAGAAAAGGTGAAATATGGCAGATATGTTACCAACAATTAATCCAGATGCGAATATATTAAGCAGGATGTATGATTTTGCTAATCAAGCATCTAAAAGTAGTTTAGCACAACAGCAGGCTGAATTATATACACCATTACAACAAACTCTTATGGCATTGCAAGGACAGCAAGCAAATCAAGCAAGAACTAAATCTATTCAAAATCTTCAAGATGCATTAAAAGCTAATCAAGAGGCAACGGTAGCAATACCCGCACATGCTGGTCTTTGGAGCGCATTGACTGCAAAAGTTCCATCTGATATTGCGTTAAATCAAGCCAGAATAGGACAGATTCCATATCAAGAGAGATTATTTTCTGCTCAAACAAATTTAGCTAATGTAAATGCAAATAAAGGACAATATGAAATTGGTCAAATGGCTCAAGCTGCTAAAATGACAAAACAGATTATGGATGAGTTAAACAATCCCACTGGATTAAAAATTGATGAAAACGGAAATCCTGTTGGAAGGGCTGGCCAGCAGGCTAAAACTCCTTCTGGAGACGCATATCAACAATCGTCTTCTATGTTGCCAAGTAGCCCTACACAAATGGCTGGAATGCCAAATGCTCCACAAGTACAACAGTTACAATCTCCGCAACAACAATCACAAACTTTTGATGAACCTGCAGAATTAAAACAGGATAGAATAGATAATTTAACTAATAGATTATCTATGGTAACAAAGGGAGGAGTTAAGCCAAATGAATTATATCTTAAGTCGCAATTACAAAATTTAAGTGATTACAATAAGCAAGCTAGTTCAGTGCAAGCTAGTTCTCAAGCGGCAGATGAAATTTTATCATTATTAGATAAAATGGAAGAAGAAAGAAAACAATTATCTATTGTGAAGGGAACTCCTGAGGCGGCAGTAGTTGCGGAAAGATATACTGATGCGGGTCAAAAAATACGCTCTGATTACAATACGTTAGTTCAATTAGAAATTCCAGGATTAAAAGGAATGGGAAGAGTTACTAATGCGGCATTAAGTTTATTAGTTGGAGCAAAACCAACAACTGCACAAATGGACCAAGCATATCAAAATGCAATTAATAACATTAGAGCCAGAGCGCTAGAAACAAAGGAATATGGGCAGATATTTAGAGAAGGAAAAAACACTTATTCAAATGCTGGTTATGGAATTGCTCCCCCAACATCTTATATTGATAGTATGTTTAGTAATTATAAAAAAGATAATCCGACAATGGCTTCTGATGGTAATTTAAACTATAAAAATATAGATTTAGATAAAATAAGAAATTATTCAAATCTTCCTGCATTATTTAGTGCTGTTGGGAATAAATCTTATACTCCAAGCGTTTATACTAATAGTAATGGATTGCCTTCTGGATTAACGACAGATATATTAAATAAATTAAAACAAAAATATCCAACAAGAAGTGAGCAAGAAATATTAACTGCTTGGAGAAAACGAGGGTCATAAAATGGCAGATCAACTTCCTGATTTACAATTTGATGATAATAAACTTCCTGATTTACAATTTGATGAAGTTCCTCAAAATGTTACTCCACAACAGCAATTAGCATATAGAAGAGAGCAGACAGAACAATCTATAAAGGATTTTTTAAAGGGGGCAGCTCAAGGGGCCGGAAATGTCTTGTTACGCGGCGGTGAACTTATTTCTGATATTCCTGGATTTGAAAAACTTAATCCAATTCCAGAAAACGCTAGATTTATTCCAAATAATTATCAATTAAATTTTGCTCCACAAAATACTGCAGCAAAAATTGGTGGTTTTACCGGACAAATGGCAGCGCTTGCTCCGTTAGGAGAAGTCGCACCAGAATTAGCCCCTGAATTAGCCGCAGCACGCCCCCTATTAACAAGAACATTATCCGGGGCTGCGCAAGGAGCTATTCTTTCTCCATTATTAACAAAACCAGGCCAATCTGTTTTAGGGTCTTCTGCTATTGGTGCTGCTACAGGAGGCCCATTTGCGGCTTTAACTGGAATGTTTCCTAAATTATTAGCCAGTAAAAGTTTGCCAACAAGTATTGTTCCTCAAGTTAAGGACAATATACAAAAAACATTACAAGGAATTTCTGATGATATTGTTAATAAAGCTGGTGGAGATTTATCAAATATACATCATGATATATTTGATTTAATTAGTGATTATAGAGATGAATTATTGGGGAATAAGCCAGAAAATGAAATGTATAATTATATTAATCCATCTCAAAGCGCAAGTGCTTTATATGATAAAGCTGCGGCATTGGGACATTCTGCCGGTGCAATATACGATCCTCAATCATATTTAGATAAAATTGAAGATGTGAAAGATGATTTAAAACAACAAATTAATCAAGCGGGCAGCGGAAGCACAACTGCAGATGAAAATAAAAAAATACTTAATCTTATAGAATCAGATTTTACCCCAAGAGAAAATTCTAACGATTTAAGTAAATTAAAATTAGAAAATTATAATGATGCCGATTATTTAAAAAGAGTTCTTAATTATAAATGGATGCAAGCATTACAAGATAAAGATAAAAAGTTACAAAATGTTATAGGTGAGTTAAAGGATGGCGTTAGAGATTCTATTAAAGATTCTTTTGGAACATCTCCAGAAGCTGGAAAAACACTACAGCAAGCTGACAACCAATATTCTTTTATTAAAAAAACATTTGATCAAACTTCTGCAAATAAACCAACAACAATATTTCAATTATTACAAAAATCCGATCCACACTCCGATGAGTTAATGGATAAATTCATGTCAAAATATATTAGTCCAGGACAAACAAAAGACCAAGTTAATGCAATGCAAAATTTAAAAAACATGATTCCAAATCAAGAAGGGTGGAATAAAGTTGTAGGATGGTATTTTAAAGATGCCAATACCCCTAATCAATTTATGGCAAAATATAATTCTCTTGGACAAAATCAGCGGCAATTATTATTTAGTGGCAATCCTGATACTTATAATAAATTAGAAGTTTTAAATAGATTATACAATAAAAACAAAGATTTATTTACGCAAAATGAAAAAGCTGCTCCGTTTACAGTTGCAAGAAGAATTGGTGAAACTATTGCCGCTGCTGGAGCAACAGCAATGGGACATCCATTAATTGGTTTAGGTCTTGCTGCTGAACCGGCTGGATTAGCATTATCTAGGGCATCTACAGCAATTAATCCATCATTAATACCGAAATATATAGCAGGAAATCTTAATACAAATCCTAATATAGGACTTCCTACTAGATTATCAATTTATGGACTTAGTGATTTATTTAATAATTTAATGGGAAAAGGGGGTAATAAATGACAGTAACTTATAATTTAGCGCCAATACCAATTTGGCAATTTACTAATGACAATGGACAATATAATGTATATGGTAATTTACATACATATCGTGATACTAATCGCCAAGAAGAAAAGATTTGTTATCAAGATATTGGTGGCACAATACCTTATCCCAATCCCATAATATTAGATGGAATAGGCTCTGTTGGGCCAATATATTGGGCTAGTGATGAGAATTATTTTTTAGTATTAAAAGACCCTACAGATACGCAAGTAATATGGACTGTTGAGCATTTTAATGCTCCTAATAATGGTGGAAGTCCAGGACCAATTACAACTGAGGTTGATTACGATAATTTAATAGAAGATGGTCAATTTAATGCACGTTTTATCGATATAGTAGAAAATTTTACTGCTAATACTGATATAGAAGTTGCGACTAGATGGTATTTCCAAAAATCCAATACAACAGCAACAGATAAAATACAATTTTTAAAATTAGATCAAAGTGATTCAGAAGCACTAGAAGGAAATCCTATATGGTATTTTCATCATGAATGTACGGTGGCAGGAACTGGTGAATCTGAAAAAAGATTAACTAAGCGATTTGAAGATGTTCGAACCTTAGCAAACAAAGAAGTAATTTTATCGTTTGTTGGTAAAAGTTCTAGTAATTCTACTGTAGAATTAGTTTTGCTTCAGGATTTTGGCAGTGATGGTTCTGGTTTAGTTTATACGATAATTGGATCACAAATATTAACTCCAACATGGACGAAATATAGTGTTTCTTTTACCGTTCCTACTACTGTTGGAAAAATAATCGGCAGCAATACATCATTTAATTTGATCTGTCGCGCACCACTTAATGCAACGATGCAATATGACATAACTAATGTACAATTAAATTTAGGAAATAAAATATTAGAATTTCAATATTGTATTCCAGAAAAAGCACAAGCATCTGCTATAATTCAGACGATTCCAACATTTTTCCCATTATCTACTAGTCCAAAACCTGCTTCTTATAAAAATAAATATTTAAAAGTTAATAATATTGATCCTCGAGCAAACACTGGTTTAAATGGAATATCTACATCTTGGGAATATCCTGTTCCTATTGGAGCATCTTTAATATGGCCTTTTTCATTATCTGTTATTCCTGATGGATTTGTTCTGTGTAATGGTCAGGGTGTTTATGAATGGGCTTGTCCGGAATATGTTAAATTATGTGTGGAACAGGGTAATCCATACGGAGTTTATGCGGCAGGAAATTTATATACATCCAATTTATCTGGAGATACAGCAACTATTAATAATTCGGCAAACGGAGCATGTGAACATATGGCAAATGTAAGCACTGCATTTACATTTACCATTCTTCAAAATGGTGATGCTTCTCACAATGAGATTAGAAAAATTAAGTTTACTGATGCCAGTTTAATAGCACATGGATCATATTTTAATTTTGGAATGCCAAGCGGCAATACATATTCTGTATATTACTTAAAAGATGGAAATACGTTTTATGTATCTTCTGGAAGAAGTCCGATCCTTATTTATATAAGTTCTAGCGATACGGCCTCAGATGTAGCAGCAAAAACTTGTAGTGCAGGATTGGGGCAATTATTTGCATTAGTACCAGATTATAGAGGATTTTTTATAAGAGGATTAGATTACCCATATACTGGAAGAGATCCAGATGCAGCAAGCCGCACAGGAGGAAATGTTGTTGGGTCAACACAAGCTGATCAAATTAGGTCGCATACACATTCGTACTCATCTCCAATTGCTTCTGATCATGGCGTAAATACAAATGGAAGCGAACCATTTCTTGCGTATACTGTACCGGAAAATGTTAGTAATACTGGGGGTAATGAAACTCGTGGTTTAAATATAGCAACAAATTTTATTATTAAAGTAAGTTAAAAGGGGTTTTTATGAGCGCAGATAAATTTAATTCACAAACACCAAACAATGAAGTTGGATTAACGTTTACAAAAACGAGAAGAGTAATTATAGGAAATGATTTTGGAGAAATGGCAACATGGATAAAAGCTGGAAATGCTGGGGATATTGTGTGGTATAATAGTGAGCTTGACGAATATGGTATATGGAATTTAGAAGCCGGCGAAACAGTGCCTGTAGCATGTACTAAAATTGTTGCTACTGCGACAATTGATGGCAATTTAGAAACAACAACGGCATCAAACATATTTTGGGCAACTTCTTCAGCTCGCATTGGCGGAAAGTGATATGCATAAAAGATTTAAAAAAATCCCAATAGCAACAAGGAAGTCTTTTTATTATATACATCGAGCTTTTCAACAAATATTTTCTTTATTTTTTAGAGAAGATGCAGGGGGAAACAATAGAATAACAGCTAATGGTGATGAGCGAATAACAGCAGATAGTCAACACTAAGGGTAATTAACATGGCTAATAAAAAAATTAATGATTTAACTGCAGCTAGTAATATTAGTGCTAACATGCAATTTGAAACAGATTTATCTGGTACTACAGCAAATAAAGTAACTGCACTTCAAATAGACTCTTTTGTAATGACGGGTAAACCTTTGGGAAGAACATTTACCGGAGGTTCTCAAGCTTCTGAAAATTTAACCCTTGAGTCAACTTCTAATGCTACTAAAGGATTAATTAACTTCGGAAGCGCTGCTACATCGTATTTTGATGAATCATCAAATACTTTTACATTATCTGGATTAACGGAAACATCAATTTTGGGAACGAACGCAAATAAAACACTTGTAAGTATTACTGCTCTTCCTAATGGTACTACTGCCACCACTCAACCATCTGGGGATAATTCAACTAAACTTGCTACTACTGCTTATGTTGATAATTCAATAGCTAAAGAAAACTTATGGGATAGAAACGGCACGGTGATATATCCAGCCATTCCTGGTGACAATTTAGCGATAGGGTCTGGATATGTTCACGCATCGGAATTTGTAGTGCCTACTGTCATCGGTGCTACATATTTCGCGTCTTTTGCTACAAGTATTAACGGTGATTTTGGTTATGGTTCTTTAGTTACCGTAGCTACTGGTGGGGCAGCAGTGGTTGGAGGATATTTAGACTTAGCGCATAATGATGTTAGATATGTTGATATATCCGCTCCGAAAAACGCTGATTTTACTCAGCTTGGAACAATTAAATGGATTATTAAACCGAATTACAATAATGCCCCCAATACCGATCAATATTTAATTGATTTGTTTGAATCGACTGCAAATGATAAAAATAGAATCCTTTTGTATCACCTAGCAAGTAATGCTGCATTAGGCTATTCAATTTATAATAGCGCAGGCGTAATGATATACGCAGCATCCTTAGGTGATTGGTTTCCAACAAATGGTACTGATTATGAATTTGAGTTAACACAAGATATAAATACAGGGGTAAATGAATTACGTATTAATGGAATTTTATTTGGTTCAATGGCCGGCACAGGTACTCGAACATCTGTAGTGACCAAACTACGAATCGGTTCTGATCGAACAGGGACTTATAGGTCTAATTTTAAAGTTAAAAACGTAATAGTATTTAACAGTATTCAGCATACTTCCAATTATACTCCTGGTTATACATTAGACACAATATACACAAAAATTAATAATTTAGATGGAGCTAGATTTGTAGGAGGTTTGCAAATCTACAATTTGGCTGGAACTAAAGTATTAGATTTCGAAGAATCAACTTCGTTATTGAACATATACGATTCTGCTGGAAATTCCAAAATAGTATTAAATCCAAATGGCATATCTACTATAACTTCTACTACTGATAATTTGGCTAAATTACATATTGGTAATTATGTCGGTGCAACTTCTGTTGAATCATATTTAGCGGTTTCTGCTTCAGTAGCTGGAGAAGCAATTTTAGCGACATTAATTAATTCCACGACTACTGCTAACTGCCCAATTTCTTTGACATTTAACAGCCTTAGTAATACTGGCGTAGAAAGAGAATTTGGAAAAATAAGTATAAATAACACTACGGTAACGAATGGAGCTGAAAATGGGGAAATTATCGTTAGTTCAATGCTAAATGGCACGTTAACTGAAGCATTTAGAATTGACGATTTAGGCCATTTTTGCGTAGGGACAACTGATGGGTCTAGTGCTAAATTAGTTATTTATTCTGGAGCAAGTACAAATGGATTATCTATTAAAACAACGGCTCATGCTGGTAGTTATTCTGGGTTAATTATATCTAATGATGAGCAAGATGTTTTTAGTTGTTATGATAATGGATTAACTAGTTTTGGTACAGCAACATATAATGTGTCGCTTTCGCCATCTGCAGGTTCGTTTACTGTTAAAAGTTCACAGGTTTATAGCTCAAGCGTTACTATAACAGCCGGTTCTTATAATTCTCTAAGTGTAACCGGTATAAGAATTATATATTGCGACACCACTAATGGAAATATAACCATATATGGATTTGCTAACGGTGTATCAGGGCAAGAAATAGTGCTTGTTAAGCCTGTAACCGCGAATCATGTTTTTATAGAAAATAGGAGCGCTATTGGAACTCAAAAAATTACTACATGGAACGCGGCTGAACAAGACCTAACTCCCTATGGTGGTTGTCTTCTTGTATATAATGGTTCATATTGGTATCAAATTAATAAAGTGTAAAACATACAGCAAACTACACGCCATCAACGCCGAATTTTCTATTTTATTGGACAAAATTTGATTATATTGGAAAATATTATTAATATATTGCAGGGAAATAATTTAAAAATAATTATTTTCAATATAATATTTTGATTGACATGTTAATTAACCTATTAATTAATAGCGAGGATTTTTAATGAAAAATTACATTATTCCTGAAAATGTATTACATAGCATTATTGTACATATAGCTCATTCAGTCCCACGGCATGCTACTACGGAAGAATGTGTACAATTAATTGAAAAATTAAAGAATTTGCCAGAACATCAGCAATTACCAATTCAAGAAGAAGCTAAAGCTCATGAAACAAAATAGCGATAATCAAAATAATTTTGGTTATTTAAAAGATGATTTTGGAAATAAAAGTTCTAAGCGGTTAATAATGATTATTTCGGGATTATCTGGAATAATAATGTGTTGGTCGCTATTTGTTTTTGCAATAATGAATAGACAAATAAATTTTCAAAATGTAATGCCAATTATTGAATATTTGTTTATTGCTAGCGGTTCTTTAGGTGCGATTAATGGCGCTGAAAAGTTTTTCAAAAGAAAATAAATATGTTTAGCTTATTGCATTTGATAATAGGATGCGGAGGAATTTCCTTTATTTTTGTAGGTTATCTATGGTTTAAGCGTAAAATAAAAATAGAACTTGAGCAGCAGCAATTAAAAGAAACTGTAAAAGAGGCATCTAATGCTAAAAAAACTATTGAAACTATTAGGATTACTGATGGTGACACAATTCGTGATCGGATGCGCGAGTTCACCCGTAAAGACTGATTCACTATGCTTAGCTTTGCCAGGATCAATTCTCATTACTGAAAAGGAGAGACAAACATTAAGCATTGGAACTCTTCAACAAATTTATTCATACAATGTTATATATAAACAACGGTGTCTAAGTCAATGAAACAATTGGATTTTAATTATTTAAAATATGAAATAATAATACCGGTGTTAAATGATATGGATTTAAATAGTGGTTCAGCTGTTAATTTATTGCTAGGAACGGCAGCACAGGAAAGCCATTTTGGAACTTATATTAGGCAAATTGGTTTTGATAATAAAACATTAAATGGTGGCTTTGGAATTTACCAAATAGAATTATTAACGTGTAAAGACGTATTATTCCGATATTTTCCTCAACACCGCCCCGATTTACATGAATATTGTTTGTCATTAAAAAAAGATGGAGCATCATTACAAGACGAATTGATGAATAATCATAAATTTTCAACAGCTATTTGTAGAGGGAAATATTTAGAAATCGCAAAATCTTTGCCAGACGAATATGATATTGAAGGTTTGGCAAAATATTGGAAAAAATATTATAATACAGAAAAAGGAAAAGGAACAGTTGAGGATTTTGTAAAAAATTATAAGAAATTTTGCTTATAACAAAAAAACGCTTTCACAATTGATTTATAGGACGTTATTTTATCCAAACCCAATAGATTTTATTATTAAAGAAATAAAATTGAACCACAAGCGTTTATATGTTTATTTTCGCATTTATTAACTTAAGTTCTTCTAAAATACCACCCATTGATTTTTCTATATGAGAACATCGCAAATGTATGGCATCAGTTTTAGTTTTAAAAGATGCTTCTATAAATTTAAATAATTGATCTAACATTTTATCGGTTTTTTCATCTAAAGATGCCGTTATCATTTCTTGCACTTTTATTTCAAAATTAGCAAAAGATTCATTTAATTCTTGCTTTGTTACAAATTTTCTCGTTCCGAACATGTGTCCTCGCTATTATAAATCCGTTATTGAATTTAAAAACATTACTAATACTGTAAAAACTATAGAAATATCCCATCCTATATTTGCCAGCGGTTGATTTAAGTAATCTATTTTAAATATATTATAACTTATAAACATAATTATTAAAAAGCTAAAAGAGATATATGTAAGTATAAAATTTTTAATCTTAAACATAACGTTAAAGATGAATGGAGAGGCAAATAAAGTTATTAGTGAAATATCGTCTATAAAATGACTTATATCCAATAATTGATCTTTAGATACAGCATTTAAAAAATAACCAATACATAAAAATAATATAGTAGCAAGAAAAACGATCAATATTTGTGAAATCTTATTAAATGAAGATTTATTTTTTGTTTGAATTTTTGAATTATTTTCGATTTGAATTAATCTTTCGTTAAGGTTGTGAAGGCGGCTTACTAAATAGGTTACAAAGGCGAAAACGCCGCCAGAAGCCAATAAGTCGGCGCTTGATATGTAATTAATAAGGCTATCGTGTAGAGTAGTCATTTTCTTAACATAATCTTAATTATTTTTATATACACCATTCTAACTAAAAATAATTTATTTTGCTAAGATTTTGTTTTCAATATTTCATAAACTTTTTTGATTTGATCATAGTCTATTTTTTGGGGAATATATCGCAATAAATGCCAACCATTTTCAGTTAAATTATTATATTTTTCAATATCGTTTATAAAGCCAAAAGGACGATTATGTCTTCCATTTTTCCATGCTCCACCCTCAAGTTCACAGGCAAGAAAAACATCTGGAAAGGCATAATCTATTCTCCATCGTCTTTTAGGATGGAATTTATATTCTGCTATTGGTTCAGGCAATCCAATAGATTTACAAATACGTGTAAAATAATCTGACACTAAATAAATTTAAAAACTTTATGGTAAATCAAATTTAATTATTAATTCCCCCATACATGTATATTCCTAAAAATAGTAATAATGCAGATACATATATACCCAATAGCCGCGCCAGCTAATATTTGTATTATTATTTTAGAAAAATAAAAATTTAAAAGATATGAACAAAAGATCACAATAATCCAGAACATATATATTCCTAAATATAGTAATAATGCAGATAAAAAGATTATAACACAAAGAGTTACAGTAATCCAGATTGGAGACGTTATCCAAATCCATGGCCAATTTATTACATGATTGAGTTTCAATACAAGAAAAGCAACAAATAAAGTTATTGGCAATCCTGTTACAATATTCAATTTAATGCTCATAAATATATTATACTTTGTTAAATTTCCCCGTGGCAAGCCTCGGGAAACTAGTTATAAAGTATAAAGAAACAATCCTATGCTCATACATACATATCCAATAGCCGCGCCACCTAATATTCGTATTATTATTTTAGGCAAATAAAAATTTAAAAGAATGGCTATACATAAACAAAGGATTACAATAATCCAGAAGAATAAATCATTAAAAATATTTTTTCGCATTTTTTCTCCCACCTTATTTGATTCTATAAACTCAAGTATATCATCTTTTGGACCTACTCATTTACTATTAAAATAAATATTAGCCAATTCATTAGCTAAATATTTAACTTCTTCTTGGATTTCTTTAGGAAGAAGTTTAAATTTTGTTTTTTCATTTTGAGTAAAAAATAGATATTTAGCAGCAACGGCCAATAAACATTCTTCATAAAGAGAAATTGGACGTAACAAATTGTTTTCGGCAGCAACATCTATATCTGTTTCTTCTTGTATAGTTGGTAAGGTTTGAAAAAATTTCATCTTATCACCTATTATTATAATAATTATTATCGTTGACGAGCTGATCGATTGGGAATTTAATATTATCTTCTGATAATTTGTTTTTTATATTATCTCGTAATATTTTTATATCTAATGGAGCATCAAACCCCAATTTAACTTGTCCGTTCTGAATTGATAGAACAGTTACAGCAATATTATCTCCTATAAATATTTTTTCCCCTGCTTTTCTCGATAAAACTAACATAATTCCCCCTTAGTTTATTTTTGTTACAGATTCTTTTAAAATATTAATAATTTTAGAATTATCAAACTCTAATTCTTCGCTGGCACAAGATTGCATATATTTTTCAATTAATGGTTTGGATAAAGATAATCTTGAAAATCCCATTTCCAGTTCATTTAAAGACATGTTTTCAATTGCTGTCCAACTTCTTGTTCTAAATATTTCGTATGAAACTTCTGTTTTAATTGAAACAAAATTACTTGACTTTCCGGGAAACAATTCATTAAAAATACCTTTTATTTCTTCTAACAAAATTTCTCGTTGCTGCTTGCTTTTGTGATGATTTTCTTCAAAAGTCGCAAATTCATCTTTATTTTCTTCTATAATAGATTCTCTTGCGCAACCATTTAAAAGAATTTCTATTGCTGGAAAGAAATCATTAAATTTAGGATTTGGAAATGTTTTACTATCAATTGTATTTGTCCGATCCTTTAGTATTTCTGCTGTTCTAAAAATTTGTAATTTATTTCCTTTTAATTCTTTTGATTTTGTCAGCAAAACAACTATATCAGGTTCATATTCCGTTTCATTTTCTACTTTCATTTTTATCCCGCTTTTTATTAATTCCATTTTTCCAGTTGTTTCATTTATTTCGTTTTCATATTCATAACCAGCACGCCCAGTAAATATTATGTGTAAATTTGACATCACAATACGATCTGAAAATTCTTTTTTCCATTTTGGTTTAATTACACCCCAATCTTGAAATTGAATAAAAGACCTTCTTTTTTCTGCTTTATATGCCTCAATAAATGCTTCCCAAACGTGAGTAATAGAATCTATTACTAATATTTGGGAGGCCCCTTGACAACATAGATCAATCGTTCTATTAAGATCAGCCAATGATCGGCTTTCCCGCGTTAAAATCTCTATACTAACTTTGTCAAAATATGGTTTCAAAGCTTTTAACGCACGCTCTGTGTCGTACCAAACGATCGGAAGGGTGGAATTGATGTATTTGTGTAGACCAATTGCAATTTGCGCGGCAGTGAAGGTTTTTCCACTGCCTGCAAATCCTTCTAGGGCCATTTTTAAAAATGGTTTTGTGTTTTCAAGTTTTGTAAAAAAATTGTTATTATTCATATTTTAATTCCATAACATTTATTCATTTCATACAAATCATGTCCTTGAGCTTTCTTTATTCCTTTGATTAGATTAAAAAACATAGAATAAAGTTTTTTCGTTTTTTCAAGCTCATATCCGTTGGCCTCAAGTGTTTTATATTCGTTATATTTCTTATGTTGATATTCTCGTATTTTTTCTATGTTTTTATCTTTTTTTGGTTTTTTATTTTTTTGTGTCTTCGTTATCATAAAAAAGCTCCTAGTTAAAATCTTCTGATTGATTGCAATGTATTGCTCCGCTGAGATAGTTATTTATCGTGCTAAGAATAATTTCATCTTCTAAACAATCGTTATCTTTATTAATTTTTTTATACAAATTAATTAATTTATTTTTCTCATCATCGTTTAGTTCATCAATAAATAATTCTCGTTCTATATATTCCTTCATCATGTGTTCAAACTTAAAATGATGTTCCCAATCATTCAAATCTATTTCATTCATACGCATATATAACCTCGTTTTTTGCAAAATGATTTCTTGGATCGCCTAATTCATTATTGCAAATATAATGTTTTACGTTATTTTTGCTATCTGAAATAGCCGAAAGAATTTGCATGTTTATTTTAAATAAAATAGCATCATCATTGGTGTGAATCCATGGGTGCATTTTTTTAAATGATCGGGCTAAAAATTTTTGTTTTTTAATAGATAGCTCGTAAACGGAAGTTTTTTCTAAGATACATTTGTCTATTATTCCGCTATACTGCAAAGCAGTTAACAAAGAATTAATAAAGTTTGTTTTTTCCATATAAGCTCCTTATATTGTTAATAATGTTTTTCTTTAAGATTTATAATCTATCTATTTACTCAACTACAATTCAATGTGTTTCTTGTTTTAGATTTGATTATGAAACTATTATAACATAAAAAAACACTCTGTCAATGTTTTTGTTTGACAATTTTTTTTGCGTAAGAAATCATGCCTTGTCTAATCTTTTCACGAATTTCTTTTGTGTCGCGTTGGAATCCACACTGTATAGCCCATAATGAATAAGGTTTAATACCGCATATTTCAGCTATTTTTGCGGCAGGCAAATTATATTTTTTTAAAAAAAGAACAAAATCCTCATTATGTTTATATCTGCGGCGTAATGGGTTAGAACGGTAATTCATCGTCTTTAATCTCAGCATCTTGAGTTTTTGGTTTTGCCTTTTTTTTTGAGTCAAGTGAAACTATTTCTGAGTCAAGTGAAACTATTTCTGAGTCAAGTAAAACTATTTCTTCTGCAATTACTTTAAATTTTTCTTTTTTTGAGTTATCACTAGCAATCCACTTCTCAGTTTTTCCCGATCCTTCTATGTATATTTTCGAGCCTTTTGTTGTATATTGATTAACAATATCTGCAAGTTTATTAAAGGCGGTTATATTATACCATTCGGTATATTTATTTTCACCGAAACCATTTTGAACTGCTAATGAAAAAGAAATAACTTTAAATTTTTCATCATTTTTTGCTGAAACTTTTAACTCGCCTTTTATACCAATATAACCAATTAAAATTATTTTATTTAATCCGCTCATGTTGTTTTCCTCGATGTTAATGATGTTAATAATGATTAATATAATATTATAATAATATTTGTTGTCAATAAAAATATTTGACATTGTTTAAGGTTTTGTTACTATATTTATGTGCCGTGAAGATTGATTGGTTTATAAATCCTATGTCATGTTACCAAAATCAGCGGCCCTCTTTAGCTTTAGCGAGCTAAAAAAAATGAAATAAGAGCCTTTAACTGGCGCGGGCTGGGTTTTTCATTTCCCATCGCTAAGCCCGGCCAGTTAAGGGCTTTTTTTTAAAAGAGGAGAAAATAAGATGACTGAAAATAAAAGATTTTATTGGCTTAGATTAAAAGAAGATTTTTTTAAATCAAAAGAAATGAAAAAAATTAGGACAATAGCAGGCGGAGAAACGTTTACAATAATTTATTTAAAGTTACAACTTTTGACACTACAAACCGAAGGAAAATTTTATTTTGAACATGTTGACGAAACTCTTCCTAAGGAATTATCCCTTATAATAGACGAAACACCAGAAAATATAGAAATAACATTAAATTACTTATTTTCCAAAGGGTTATTAGAAGTAAACGGCGATGAATACGTGCTACCATACGTTTTGGAATGTATAGGTAGTGAAACGCGAAGTGCAGAAAGGGTTAGAAGGCATCGAGAAAACAAGGAAAAAGAGAGAAAAATGTTACAATGTAACACTGCTGTAACAACATGTAACACAGAGAAAGAGAGAGAGAGAGAGAAAGAGAAATATAAAAAAGAAAATAACCAAAGAAAAAGTTCTTTGGTTTTTGATATTTTTGAGTACTGGAAATCTGTACATAATCACCAGCAAGCCAAGCTAGATAATAAACGCAAACGATTAATCAAGTTGGCATTGAGTAATTACTCTCCAGAAGATCTAAAAAAAGCTATCGATGGTTGTAAAAAAAGCGATTTCCATATGGGTAAAAATAAAAACAATATGATTTACGATCAGATAGAACTTATATTGCGTGATAGTCACCATATCGAATTGTTTATTAGGCTTTCTCAAAAACAAACACTAGATGAGAAATTAGGATTTACCCCACAAGATGAAGAGGAATACAATGCATACTTCAACTCTTAAACGATGCCATTATTTTATTCGACAAGCTACAATGCTTTGGTCTCATAAACTGGCAGCAGAATGTAAAACAGATGATCATGTTAATAGGCTTGCCAAAGAATGGGACCAAGCAACATCTCATTTTTCGGATTATCAATTCAAAAGCGCTGTCCAGAAAGTCCGTTCTGAATTAAATTTTTTTCCAACTATCGCTGAATTTATAAAATTTATCCCCCAGCATTCAGAGGAAAAATTATGCAATAATCTAACGGCAAGTGATGTTGAAGTTATTAAAAACCAAATGCATGATTTAGCCGAAAAACGATTAAAGCTAATAAAAAGACAAGATTTGAACGCAAAAACGATGTATACTTTTTCCCGGGCAATTGATGAGCAATTGGCAACTATGCATGTGCAATTGCGAAACTCTGGAGTTAATGAAACAGAAATACCTTAAGGTTTTATGGAAGATAAAGAACTTGAAAAAGCCCTTTTTAACGGAAAATTCATAAAAATAATTATGAATCAGGGCTTTATAGCATTATTATCAAACAGCAAGAAGAAATAAACGGCCTTCTTGAGGTTTTGGGATGATACCCTGTAGGTATGCATAGGTAGGTGAGATAAAATTTAACCATGGGTAGTTAGCGTTCGTTTAAACGCATTTTTTTTATCATTCCTTACCTTGGGGTTACTTGTCGTCCAAAAACTTCATTTTTATAAATTCTTTGGCAAAAGAATTATTTGCTAAAATAATACCAATAATAGAAACTAAATTACCGTCGGAAGTATTGGAAACAATTGAAATATTTTTGCTTTCTATATTTCTAGTGTAATAAAAATATGGGTCATCATCACTATTTTCTTTTTCGTCTTCTTCTTTCTGTTTAGCTTTAATTAACTCTAAAATTTCATTCGATGTTAATATTGTTTTCATAAGTTACTTTAAATGCATATTCTTCTTTTTTTGTTCATGGAGACTTCAATCGGAGTCCCGGCAACCATCCGTGGTCTGCCCATTAATCGCCGCAATAGGCGAGCGCCGCCAAGTGCAAGACATGAAATATCCGGTCCTCCGGCCCTTGTGGAATCGGCAACGTGCGCCTCAAGCAGTAAGCCCGGAAGGCCCCGCCCTGCGCCTGCATGCGCGGTTGAACACGCACTTCATCCGTTCCCGAATCATCCCAGAGAATGCGCGATACGTAACCGCCCAACGCGGCATCAAAATTACCGCACCTAATAATAAATATTTAGTTTTCATTTTTTACCTCTTTTTTTTATTTCAAACTTGTTAAATAATTGTAAATGTTGGCATCGGTGTAAACCCATGGCTCACTTAATAACTCTAATTCTAATTTGGCTTGTAATAAGCGTATTTCGTTTCTTGTCTTTAAGCTAGCACTCAACAAATGATTTCGTAATCTATGATATTTTAAACAATTTTCTTCCCCTATTTTTTTTGTGTAAATCATAATCTTTTCTTGTAATTTTTTATCGCGTATTTTTTTTGAAACAATAGTGTTTCTCAGATCACGCAAAGCATTAATCTTTTTTAATTGATTTAGTGATATCATATATTTTCTCCTTATTTTGTTAATAAAACATTCTTTTTTCATATCAATCTTTTATTGTTGATATGCAAATATTATCAGTTCTTTTTTATTTGTCAAACAAAATATTTGACAAGATGTAAAAAAATAACTATTTTGTGAGATATTGCTTATAAATTTGTGAGATATTGCTTACAAATTTTGTGAGATATGTCTCACAAAATTGTGAGATATTAGCTATATTTTTTGTAAGTAATGTCTCAAAATGATTGTGAAATACACGCGCGCGAAGGGTTTTAGCGTTTTTTTGTATTTCAATGATTAAAAACATTTAAATATATCTATTATGTGATAATATATATTGAAATAATATTCGGGAGTTTTGAAAAAATGGCTAAAAAAATAATCACCCTCACCACAAAAGTTTATGCTCCAAAAGCTAAATCTTATGACTCAAAACAACTAACAATGGGAATTAGTCACGAAATGGAACATACTCCAAGCCGAAGACTTGCGGGGTTGATTGCCAAAAATCATCTTGATGAAGACCCGTCTTATTACACGAAATTATTTTCTAAAACTAAATATTAGGAGGAATATATGCCACTTAAAAAAGGTAAATCCAATAAGGTTATAAGTTTTAATATCAAAGAACTTGTAGATGCATATAAAACCAAAGGTAAAATTGGTACTTCTAAACCAGCATCTAAAGCCAAAGCTATTAAGCAAGCGGTTGCCATTGCTTATAGTAAGGCTGGAAAAGGTAATAAACCAAAAGCAAAAGTGAAATCGATGGTTAAAAAAACTAAAATGGTTACATTGCATAAAGCTGGTAAAAAGCCAATTAAATTTAAAGAAGGTGGCGAACATGAGTCTTTAGGAGTTCCAGCAGGTAAAAAAATTCCCGAAAGTAAACATAAAGAAGCTGCTGAAGGAAAATATGGCAAAAAAGCGAAAAAACAAGAAATGTTTAGAAGGAATGTATTAACCGGAAGAAAGAAAAAATAATGACAAAAGAGAAAGAAATAATTAATTTTCCAACAAAAGAACGGGTTCAATATAAAATACAACAGTTAGTTAAAAGCAAAGCAAATGATATTATCGAATTAGCTAAAATTGGATGTAGCCAAACAATAATTGCGCGTGTTTTATTTAATAAAAAACCTGATTTATTTTTTTCTAATGAATTGGCACATGATCTATACGAGCAAGGAATTCAACTGGGAAAACAATTAATTAAACAACATCATTATCAAGTTGCCTTGTCTGACGATAGAAATAAATGGCTTGCAATAGAAAAATGGTGGCGTTGGTTTGGAGATAGACCAAGTGGACACCTTGGTTATAGGACTCCTATTGCAGAAAAATTCGAAAACATGTGGACGGCTTATGATTGCGGCGAGATAAGTGATGAAGCCCTTAAAAACATTTCTACAGCCTTAGAAAAGCATGTAAATGTTTTACGTCTTGCCGAACTTGATGAACTAAAGACAAAATTTGCTGAACTACATAAAAAAGTAGATGAACTTACTAAGCGCGATTAAAAAAGATTTAGAGCGTGTATTAAATTATACAAAACTAGATAAGCAACATGTTAAGATTGATGCAGATAATTGTATAATTCAAATTTATGGGGATAATAAGCAATTAAGTTATATTCCCTCCGAAACAGGCATCAAATTTCATAAAAGCAACGCCAATGTCAAGATAGTGATGGGGCCGTTTGGAAGTGGTAAAACCGTAATGTCTTGTGCCGAAATAGTCAGGCAAGCGTGTAGCATGCCGCGATGTATTGATGGCATTCGTAGATATAGAGCAGCCATTATACGCAATACATATTCTCAACTTAAAACTACTACTTACAAAACATGGTGTGATTGGTTTTCAGAATTAGGAGAAGTAAAGGAGACTACTAGCAATGTTTTCAGATGTGAACATAAATTTAATGATGGACACGGTCCTATTGAAATGGAGATATTATTTTTAGCGTTAGATAGACCAAAAGACATAGGGCGTTTTAAATCTTTAGAAATAACATCAGCAATGCTAGATGAAATTAGCGAGCTTCCAGAAGTTGCCTTAATGGTAATTAAGGGAAGAATAAACAGATATCCTCCAGAGATATTGTGCAAAGAACCATATCATGGGACCGTCTTTAGTGCTACAAACCCCCCAGATACTGAGCATTGGATATATAAACTTTTTGAAGTAAATATACCAGATGATCATGAAATTTTTCATCAACCACCTGGGTTATTAAAGAATGAGGATGGTAATTACATAATCAATAAAAATGCCGACAATTATGAACACTTATCAAATCCAAATTATTATTTAGAGATAGCTTCAGGAGCAGATAAAGAATTTATTAAAGTTTATTGTCTTGGCGAATATGGAATACTGAAAACTGGCAAAGTTGTGTTTCCAAGTTATAATGATAATTACCATGCAGTAGATTCATTAAAAGTAATAGACAATGAAACGATTGTAGTTGCATGGGATTTTGGTTTAACTCCGGCTGCTTTAATTGTTCAATTAGTAGATGGCCAATTACGATGTCTAAAGGAATTTGTAACCGATAGAATGGGGATAATTGAGTTTATACAAATTGTTTTACCATATATTCGTAAGCATTTCCCAACTAATCCAGTTTATTCAACTTGTGACCCAGCAGGCATGCAAGCAAGTCAAATTACAGCAACTACAAGCGCAATAGAAGAACTAAATCGTGCCGGATTACCAACTGTGCCTGCATCAACGAATGATATTGTTCCACGCATAGATGCAGTAAACTTTTGGTTAAATAAAATGAGTATGGGTCACCCGGCATTTGTATTACTACGTTCGGAATGTCCTGTATTACGCAAAGGATTTATGAATTCGTACGTTTACGAACGATTACGCATCTTAAACAAAGAAGAATATAAAGATGTGCCAATTAAGTCACATCCATTCTCTGATATACAGGATTGTTTACAATATGCGGCATTATATTATAATTGTTTAAATAATCATCCAAAAATAGATAAAAAAGAATATTTTAACCAATCATCATCAATGTGGGTATAACATGGATAAAAAAAACATACAAAAGACTCTTATTAGTGATTTAACAACGCAAGACGATGTTATTCAAAAAATAGAATTTTCTATTAAGTCATGGTTCAATTACTTTCAAGATAATATTGAAAATTATAATGATGATGTAAATTTTGCATTAGGAAACCAATGGGAAGCAAGAGATATTGGCGAATATGAATTAAGACAAAAAATATATCTAACATTTAATTGTTTATATTCTTATATTTTAAATATAGTTGGAGAGCAGCAAAAGAATTCTCCGCAAATAAAAGTAATAGCTAAAAATGCTACAAGCGATCAAGCCGGAATAAATTTATATGAAGGAATATTACGGGGAATTGCTTATAATTCTGATTCTGACGTGGCTTTTCAAACTGCTTTTCGCAATGCTTTAATGGGTGGATATGGAGCGTGGCGGATTGGTCGAGATTACGAAAATGATTTATCATTTAATAAAGTATTATCAATAATAGCAATTCCAGATACGCAAAAATGTTATTTTGATCCAAGGGCAACTAAGCCAGGAAAGCTTGATGGTGAGTTTTGCGGTATTTATACCAAAATGAGTTGGGAGGAGTTCTTTGAAAAATATGGAAACAAATATGGAGATATTGAGCAAATAAAATCAATTCAAAATCCATTAAATCAACAAAATTTAGACTTTCAATGGTTTGATAAAGATAGTATTACTATCTGTGAACATTTTCATAAAATTTATAAAAGTTCTAAATTATATAAATTAAGCAATGGCGAATCTGTTCCAGAAGACAAATTAAAAGAACGATTAAAAGAACTTACGGATTCAAAAAAAGAATTAGATTTAAGATTGTTTACTTTATATTCTCAAGCTATTCAAAATGGATCACAAATGCCACCGCCCCCGGAAAGTGAAGAAATAAAGGTAGTCGATGAAAGATATACCCAAAAATGTGAAATTAAACATTATTTGGTTATAAAGGGACATATTTTAGAAGAAACAACATTCCCTGGAACAAACTTACCAATTATATTTTTAGATGGAGATAGTACTTTTGTTGGCGGTCGACAACGAACTAAAAGTTTTATTAGATTTGCTAAAGATGCTCAACGATTAATGAACTTCTGTATGAGCGAAAAAGCGGAATGGCTAAAGACAAGACATAAAGGCCAGTTTTTAGTTACTGCTCAAATGATTTCTAATTACAAAGAGCAATGGAGAAACCCAGAAAAAAGTCAAGTTTTCATGATGTATGATCCAGATGTAAGAGTTCCCGGACAGAAACCAGATTTTTTACCACCGCCTGAATTTCCTGCATCATTAAATAATGCCACAAGTGAATTAATGGTAATGATTGAAAACATTTTGGGAAGATATACTGCTAATCAGGGGGCTGATGGAAACGATACGTCGGGAAGAATGGTAGCTAATCGCGCATTACAAGGAAATAATTCAGTATTTACTTATTTAAATAATTTGAATATATGTATTGATAAAACCAATAAGATATTGTTAGATTTAATCCCTGAAACATATTTCGAAGAAAATAGAATTATTGAAGGATATGATAAAGAAAAAAATCGAATGGTAGAACAATTAAATAATTCACGCATAGAACAATTGAAACAAATGTCGGTGGATGTAGAGGTAAGCATTGGTGCAAGTTTTGAATTGCAAAAGCTTGATGCTTATAATCAATTAATTGCGATGGCTTCACTTAATCCACAAGTATTCCCGATAATAGCTGATTTAATTGCAGCAAATACGAATTTAGATAATACTCCACAAATAGTCGATAGATTTAAGAATTTTGTTGTACCACCGAATGTCATTGCTACCGAAAAGGGAGACCCGGTGCAACAAATGCCTCCACCTCCACCGTCCCCAGAAGTACAAGCTTCTCAAGCAAAAGCTCAAGCAGAAATACATAAAGCAGACATTGGATTGCAAGAAGCCGAAATGAATTTAAAGGCTAAAATGATGGACATAATAAATAGTCATAACAATAATAAATTGCGTCTTGAAAATGAAGTTTTAAAGCATCAGTCAAATATTCATAACAGTATGATTAACATGTTGAGAGGAAACCAATCTTTACTTAATAATAAATAATTTATATTGTAAATAAACAAAAAAGTATTATACTTTATTTTACGTTACGTTCGCGGTTAAAACGGCGTCGAATATGCAGACCTTAAATACATAGTTTGGAGATATAAATGTCTGAAGAATTTTTAAATGAATCATTGGCTGACGAAAATGTCATTTCTGAGCAAGTAATTGAAGAGCAAACGGCAACATCACCGGTAATTGATGGAAAAGTAAATGAAGATGTTCAGAATAGTGAAGAAGAAATAAAAGAATCTTCTGCACCTAAAGAAGAAAAGCCAGATGATAAGAACTTTGAACAACTTGAATGGGTTAAAAGAAGATTAAGACAACAAGAAAAGGTTCATAGACGCGAAATGGAAAGTTTTGCTGCTAATATGCAACAACAATTTGCAGCTCAATTGCAAAATTTGATTGGTGGCAATCCAAATTCCGGAGCATATAAAAATGATCCTAATAGTTTGGATTATAAAATATTAGAAGCAGCCAAAAAGATTGAGGCAGAACGTGAGGCGCAGAAACAAGCTGAAGAAGAGAGAATTAAGTTAGAACAACTTAATGAACAAGCTTTGGCTGCTATGGATAAGTATAGTGATTATGAGGATGTAATGGAGCAAGCACAACCTTATTTAACGGAAACAATGCTTGCTGTTTTAAAAGAGCTGCCCAATGGAGCGGTTGAGAATTTTTATAAAAATTGGAAAACAAATCCAGATCTTATAAAAAAAATTTCAAGACTTTCTCCTCAAAAGCAAGCGTTAGAAATGGCCAGACTTGATGCTGAAGCTTCTATTAAATATAAAGTTATTCCAAAAGTTCAACAAAATCCTTCGGATAAAAAAATAATATCTCCGCTAAAACCAGGCGGTGCTAATTTAACCAGTGCTCTTGATATGAGTTTTTCACAAATGGTTAAAAAGCACATAAGAAAATAACGTTTGTATCTATAAATAAAGACATAGATACAAATTTAATTATGAGGTATTTATGGCTTTATCAAATGATTTCAAGGTCCTAACGTGGATTGCTAACCGAGGACTTTCTTTTTTAGTTCCTAATTTTGCATTTATCGAATGCGGTCAAAGTGAAACTTATGGACCAGAATTTGATAATAGAGAATATGCAAAAGGTGATAACATTCAAATAAGACGCTCAAATCGTCGAATTGGTGGCGAAGGAACTACTATTAGCCTAGATGGCGTTGTTGAGAAGACTGAAAACTTGACCATTGAAAGACAATTCAATGATGGTTTGGTTTTCAGTACTAAAGAACAGGCATTATTCATGTCTGGCGAAGAGGGAATGGAGATTTACGCAGAAAGATATATTAAACCATCTATTTTGCGTCTAACTGCTCAAATCAATAGCTATCTAGCCCAAAAAGCATCAACTGATTTGTATAATCATACTGGTAGCGTTGGTACTCCAATCAATTCTTTTGCTACCTTAGCAAATGTTCGTGCCAAAATGGCAAATTTAAATATGCCTATTGACTCGGAAGAATCCTATATGATTGTGACTCCTGATGATGATGCAGCATTAAAGAGCTCATTACCAAATTTATTTATTCCAACAACTAACGAAAGAGTTGTTAATAAATATTTTTTAAATTCAATTGCCGAGTTTACTTATCATTCCACTTCTACTGTTGATCGTCATATTGCTGGTAGCGCTGGTGGTGCAACTGGATTGGCGGTTAAAACTGCGGTTTCAAGTGGCAATACAATAGTGATAAAAGGATTTTCTGGAGCTGCTACTAAAGTGTTTAAGAAAGGAGATAAAATTACAATCGATGGTTCTTACAAACTAGCCCCCGTTACTTACGCTGTAACTAATCAAAAAGCACAATTTGTTGTAACTGCTGACGCTGATTCAAATGCAAGTGGCGAAGCTACAATTACTGTAAGCCCCGAGATTATTATTGATGCTACAAATCCATTCCGCAATTTTAGCGCACAATTAGCAGCTGATGCACCTGTTACTGTATTAGCAACTCATAATTCAAACGTTGCCTTTACAAAAGGTGGCTTTAGTTATGCAATGCCAAAAATGCAGAAAATGTGGCTTCCTTACTCCACTACTGTAACTGATACAGAATTTGGTACTGGAATTTCCTTAAGATTGTCAAAAGGTGCAGATATTACGAATGATCAAAATATTATGCGCTGGGACGTTCTTGTTGGAGCAAGATTCTGGCCAGAATATGGTTTTGTAATTGCAAGTTAGTCTATATAAGGAGGATGACAATTGTTGTCCTCCTTTTTTAAGAGGAATTACTATGAGTTATTTTCTTTTTCATCAAACATATAGCGAGACTGGTAAATTTTATATTGCTGAAAACGAAACAATACGAGAAGAGAAATTGCAAACGAAAGAATGGTTTAGTTCTTTAAAGGATGCAAATGATTCTCTTAATAAAGAAAAAATAGAAATTCCTACAACGGTAAAACGAGGGCGACCAAGTGGCAATACCTCAACCAAAAACAGTAAATGATTTAATATTAAAAGCTTTTTTATTGGCAAATGAATATGCTCCTAGCGAACAACCAACTAGTGCTGAAATTCACGAGGCATTAGATTATCTAAATGAAATGTTAGACAGCTTCGCTACTGATGATTTTTATATTCCATATAATAATGACATAGAATTTTATACAATAGGTGGAAAAGCAACATATAGTTTTGGACAATTAGCAACATCAGATGTTAAAACTAATAAATTTATTGACATTAATGATGCTTACGTCAAATATCAAGGTATAAATTACCCATTAATGGAAATACAACATGATGAAGCCTTTCAAATAGTTAGATATCCACAAGCGCAGACACGGCCAACACAATTATTTTTACAAAACACTAACGATGAATCGCAAATAACATTATTTTGTACTCCAGATACCGTTTACGACATTGTTTTGAGAGCAAAACAAATTTTCAATAATATACAGTTATTTACCGAAATAACGAATGTTCCAAAACATTATATGAGATTTTTGCGATATGCATTGGCAAGAGAATTATGTTTAGTATTTGAAACTAATTCTTGGAATGATATTAAAGAATCAGAATATCAAAAATTATTATCAGAAATAAAATCAGTTTCTGATACTGATTGGAGCTTAAACGTATCTACAGTTTTAAGACGTAGATATATAGGTTTAACTAAAGGCAATATAATGGCCGGATAATGACGAAAGCATTAATAAATATCGTAAATGGATATAGTGCGCAATTAGAGCCAAAAATTGACGCTCAGCGAACTATTAACATGTACGTAATATCGTCACCAGGGGGGAAGGTAGAAAAGTGCCTAGCGCCAA